GTGACATTCTTCTGATGATTAGGGATCAAGATAAGCGGTACGACAATCTCCCCGATGAGCGAGCACTTGAGGACTTCCTAGTAATCAACTGGTGCTCAGAGGCACCTCCTATCAGGAAGCTGTGGGGGCTGAAAGATGATGGACTATAACCCCGATGAGTGACATCGTACCGGCTTATGTGGAGTCTAAGACGGGTCATTTGAATTGCATTATTGACTGTGATTCTATTGTCTACAAGTGCGGCTGGGTTGGGGTAGAGAGAGACAGCGATGGTAATCCTTTGCCCTCTCCCTTAGCTCACAGCCTTTCTAACCTGAAGACAACAGTCGAGGGTATCCTCGCCCGCTTCCCACATCGAAATTGGGAGCGTATCTACCTCACCCCCTCGGGCGGGTTCCGCTACTCGGTGGCGAAAAGCAAGCCCTACAAGGGATCAAGGAAGTCGAAGAAGCCCCAGTGGTTCCACGAGATGCGAGAGTATCTTGTCAAGCACTACGGGGCGATCATCGTTGACGAGGACAAGCCGGAGAACGAACGGAGAGAGGCTGATGACCTGTGCTCTTCAGACCAGTGGGCACATCCCGATAAGTCAACCTGCGTTTGTTCGATAGATAAAGATTTGCTGATGGTCCCCGGATGGAACTACAACTTCAACAAGGATGTGTTCCAGTGCCGAACACTAGTTGAAGCAGACTTGTTCTTTTACTACCAGCTCATGGTAGGGGACGGTGTTGATAACATCGCAGGTTTGAAGGGGATTGGCCCTAAGAAGGCTGAGCAACTGATCGAAGCATGTTCTCGGAAGAGGAACAGGGTGAGACGAGCTGTGTTCGACCTTTATCGCAAAGAGTTCTCCTCGAAGTGGGAGGATGCTTTGGATGAGACAGCTACTCTTCTGTTCCTTGAACGAGAGCCGGGTAAAACTTGGAGAGATTACTTTTGGAATTAACACAGAGTGTTGTTCATCATTTGTTCGATTACGACCTTGACAGTGGGAAACTCTATTGGAGAAATCCTCGCTCTCCCCGATGCAAGCGCGGGCAAGAGGCAGGGTGGCGGGAGACTAATGGCTACAGGTGTGTAGAGATCGGTAACAGAGCCTACAAGGTCCATCGCCTAGTCTTCCTTTACTTAGACGGAGAGATGCCTGCGACGGGAGTTGAGGTTGACCACATCAATGGAGTGAAAGACGACAATCGAATAGTCAATCTAAGATTGTGCTCTCGTGCCGAGAATTTTCAAAATGTAGGTAGGAGATCGAACTCCGGTTCACCTTACAAGGGTATCTTCTATACACCTCGGCTTAGGAAGTGGCAAGCAAAAATACAGGCTAATAAGGCTAGTTACTACCTAGGAGTGTTTGACACATCCGAAGAAGCAGCCCACGCCTACAATTGCGCAGCAATTCAGCTTCACGGAGAGTTTGCAGTTCTCAATCCAATAGGTGATAAATGAACCACCAACATTTCAAGGAGCGTATAGCTCGTACCCGTCTCCGATCCGAGCGGGGCGCTGCCCTCCAACGGGTTGAGTGGTACGAGTCTCTGTTTGAGACAGCCCGAAAAGAACTCAACCTCCGATCGGTTGAAGAAGGCCAGCGGATTGCTAGGCTTCTGGGTGAGTCGGGTTACTACAAGCGTTTCACAGACCCGGTGCTCCGGGAAGAAGGCTTGAAGAAGATGCGAGAGATGATGGTTTGGAACCCACCAAAGATTGAGGAAAGCGTATGAGAGGCGATGGCTACTACTGCCATAAGAGGGAAAGGTACATCTCCGACCACGACTCCTACGAGGAAGAGTTCTGGGCTGATATGGCAGCCACACCTGTCGCTATGCTAAATGTGACAGCCGAGGAACTCTACGATCTTTTTAAGAAGCGTCTCAAAGAGGAAAGCGAGTGACCATCGAACTAAAGATCAAGCGTCTCCACAAAGACGCCACCCTTCCTACGAAGGCTCACCCCGGTGATGCCGGATGGGACATCTACTCCCTAGACATTGCAGAGGTGCCACCGTGGGGGTCTAGGCTTGTCTCTACGGGCATTGCACTTAGTATCCCATACGGATGGTGCGGTATCATCAAGGATCGCTCCTCCGTGGCTCTCAAGCAGGATACGACGACTAACGCCGGGGTGATCGACCACGGCTACACCGGAGAACTGAAGGTGCTTCTTCGCAACAACTCTCACAAGATCAAGTGGTACAACGCTGGGGATCGTATCGCCCAGCTTCTTATTATTCCCGTTCCCGAAGTCACCCTCGTTGAGGTGGATTCTTTCGAGGAGACGGATCGAGGTGATGGCGGCTTCGGGAGTTCGGGCCGGTGATTGACGATAACAAGATTGTTCTACCCACCCAGATTCTCGAAGACTACGAGAAGATGACTGCCGAGCAACACGCCGTCCTCCGGTGGAACGGGTGGCTCTTTCTCCAGCGTATCCTCAAGCCCAAGGGCCTTCTCAAGAAGGACATCCTTGAGCCTCACGAGGAAACCAATGCTGAGTATCTGGCGAATATGTACGCCTTTGATAACAATCTAATGAGAGCTTCTACCAAGTACGCCCTTATGGAGGCAGCTTCGGTTGGGTTGGCGGATGCTTCTTCGGTGTCCCATGTGGACACGTTCTTCGATGACCTGATGAAACTTGAGAGCGGGGTGAAGTGAGATGGGTGTAACTGCTAGTGGTCCTCCGTTTGTTAACCGAGAGCTGTGTGAGTGCGGCTGGATGTGGCAGGACGAGTGCAAGAAGTTGGAGAAGTGTGGCCTCAACCAAGGGGTGCCGGAGTACGATCAGCGGGTTGGCCACATCCCCTACGAGTTCCTTTCCGAGTCAGCCAAAGAGGCAGCAGTCAACGTGGTGCGAGATATGATTGAGAACAGCAAGTCCCGTCAGGTAGGTGGTACTCACTACGCCGAGATGGCGGTACAGCCTTGGGATTTCTACAAGGCGATCTTCTCCCCCGAGGGGTACTGCGACTATCACGTTGGGAGTGTGATCTCTTACCTCAGCCGTCATCGTAAGAAGGGTGGTCTGCAAGACTTGAAGAAAGCACTGCACCACATGCAAGAGTTGGTTAACTACTTTGAGAACGAAGCGGAGTACGAATAAGTGACCAAGCGCGACAAGATTCCCCTCACCCCCGAAGAAGAACTCCGTCTCGAACGACTTCGAGCCAAGGAAGAGCGATCCCTCCGACGACGTACCCAAGACAAGAAGAAGGGTTCCCGTAACGCCGAGGAAAAGATCAAGGCCCTCTCGATGGAGAACACCGTCCTCCGTCGTCGTATCGAGGATGTGTCCAAGTTGATCCGAGCCTTGGTCAAGATGCTTCCGGCTGATGTCCGAGTGGAGTACGAGAAGCTCCGGGTGGCTATCAACCAAGGGGATTTTGACGAGGTGCATCCCGAATGAATGACACCTCAAAACCAGAAACCCTAACTACGTTCATCGGGCTGGACTACGATCCGCAAGAAGAAGTTATCACTCTAGTGGACAGGGTTTTTAACGATACGATGGTCACACACATCCGTATGAAAGACAAGATGATCCGAGCAAAACTTATCGAGCTAGGATGGACTCCTCCGAATGAAACCTAAGCGGATCACCAAGGGCACCGTCCCAAAGCGAGAGCGATACCGGAGTGGCTTCGAGGTCAAGGTCAAGAAGTCTCTTGAGAGTCGAGGCATCGAGTTTAAGTACGAGTCAGAGAAGCTTCCGTACATTGTACCCGAGTCCAAGCACCTCTACACTCCAGACTTCATTGTTCAGACAGAAGTTGGTACTACGATCTTCGTTGAGGCGAAGGGTAACTTCACTGCTGCGGATCGTAAGAAGATGAAGCTCGTGATTGAGCAAAACCCGGACAAGGATATTCGTCTTTTGTTTATGAGGCAGAACAAAATCCAACGGAACTCGAAGACGACCTATGGGATGTGGTGTGATAAGCACGATATCAAGTGGGCTGTGTCCAGCCTCGGAAACATTCCCGAGAGTTGGCTGACCGGAGAAGAGTGAGATGGCTGACTGGAAAAAGTGGTATCCGATTCTTGTTGAACACAAGGCACCGGTCAAGATCGTCACGTACAAAGATGAAACCGGAGAGTGCCCGAGTTACCGCATCCTTCCCGAAGACCTAGATAAGTGGGTCAAGACCCTCCCGAAGGATTGGCCCGAGACGTTCTCCAACGTGATGGGGTCAGTCACTTGGGATGGGACGGGGTACTATCTGACGGATGTGGCCGAGACTTTGTATGCACTTGAGAAAGGATGGGAGTACCGTGGTGGATATTGAGTTCAAAACAAGCGAAGAGTGCCGAGTGGAGTTGGTGGCGCATACGGTGATGAAAGACTCCCCCGAATGGGGAGATGAGCTTCGACAGCCGGGAGCTAACTTCCTCCCCGTGAGTGCAGCACGAGCGTCCTTCGGACGGGAGGACAAGACCGGAGACGATCCCGAGGCTGACCTCAAGCTGATGAAGTATTTGGCTGACCACCAGCACCTCACTCCGTTTGAGTACAACCACGCTACGTTCCTTGTTGAGTGTCCGTTGTTTGTTCGCTCACAGATACATCGCCATAGAACCTTCGCTTTCAACGAAATCAGTCGGAGGTATACGAGCGAGGACATCAGTTTCTGGAAGCCTGACAACTTTCGGAAGCAATCAAAGTCTAACAAGCAAGCGAGTACGGATGAGGTTATCAAGACTGTTCCGGTGACGTACCACACGTACAGCATCGGGGAGGGTCGCGGGGAAGACACCGTTTACGATGAGGATGTCGTGCGGCTCTACGAAGAGCCTATCTGGGATGCTTGGGTCGCTTACGACAAGCTGGTGTCTGGCGGTGTCTCCCGCGAACAAGCCCGAGCCGTCCTCCCCCAATCCCTTATCACCCGCTTTTACATGGGAGGTTCTCTCCGCAATTGGGTCCACTTCCTCAAGCTCCGGCTGGATAGCCACGCCCAACGAGAGGTCCAAATCGTAGCCCGTAAGATCGAGTCCCAACTCCGCGAGCTTTGGCCCGAGGCGATGGGTGTTCTACTTCCAATCGAGGAAACCAACTAGCATGTGGTACACACTTGCTCTGTTCTACTTCTTTGGGTTCATGGGAACCCTCCTTCTCCTCTCCGAGGATCAGTCTGGTAAGAACCCCTTTGAGTGGGGTTCTACTTGGGCTGTGGTGTGCTCCCTTTTCTTCCCCATCTTCTGGGGGGTTGTTCTCATCGGCTCTCTCATCCAGCTTATTCGCCACGAGGGGAAGTGAAACATATGGGTATCTTGGCTTTGGTGTTGTATGTGTTGGGTGGCTTCTTGATCGTTGAGTGGTCGAAGTTCAATCCGCGAGGAACCCCTCCTCTGTGGGGTTTGTTCTTTCTTGCCCTTCTGTGGCCCGTTGCCACCGCCCTTGGTGTCGCCGGGTTCCTTCTCGTCAAGCTCTTCCAGGGGTTCCGGTGAGCACCCTGATCGCTAACCTCCCACCCAAGAAGGTGTGGGTGGACAAGTCGTATCTCACCGAAGGGGAGGAGTGGGTTTGTTGGCCCCTAGGAAAAGTGACTAGGAGTGACTATAATGATGATGCTTGATCGTTTGTACCACATGGTGACTCGCGGGAGGGCTTGGGTACTCAAGCGAGATCGTCGTCTGAAGCAGTGGCGACAGCGGGAAATCGTGGAGGAGCATCTCGCCCCGCTGCGACTCCCTCCTCCACGGGCCTCTTGGACATCTCCTGCACAGGACGTGGATGCTGTTGAAGGTGTGTACCACTATTGGTGGGGGTACGGGTACAGTCCCTGTCCGTTCGATGTGGTCAGGGTAGATGGGACTTGGCGCCATCGCCTATCAGGCAACAGGGTTGAGTGCAATCGGTTGCTTTCTTTCCTAGAGGCGGAAGAAGCAAAGCGCAAGTACCCCGCCATCTTCAACCCGGAGGTTAAGAGTGACAGCTAAAATCCTGTTTCTCGACATCGAGACGCTTCCCCATCACGCTGCTGTCTGGGGGTTGTGGGGTCAGAACGTGGGCATCAAGCAGATCATCAAGCCCGGGCGCACTACGTGTGCTGCTTGGAAGTGGAGTGGGGAAAAGAAGGTGGACTTTGCATCGGAGTGGGACTCAGAAGAAGACTGCGGGTTGTCCTATGTTGAGTTCTTGAAAAAGCTGCACACAGTTCTGAGTGAAGCCGACATCGTAGTCACCTACAATGGTAAGCGCTTTGACATCCCCACCCTCTACAAGGAGTTTGTCCAGCACGGGCTTAACCCTCCAGCTCCGTTCCACCACATCGACTTGTACCAGACAGTAAAGCGCCAATTCCGTTGGGCAAGCAACAAGCTCGACTTCGTTTGTCAGCAGCTTGGACTCGGGTCGAAGGTTCACCATAAGGGTCAAGAGTTGTGGACCGATGTAGAAGCGGGTTGTCCCAAGGCACAGCGCATCATGGAGAAGTACAACCGGGGCGACGTTATCCTGCTTGAGAAGCTCTACAAGAGGCTTCTGCCTTGGGTGAAATCTCATCCCTCTATCCCGTTGTTGAGCGGTGATTCCTCTCTCGCTTGTCCGTCTTGTGGGAGCCACCATGTACAGGAGCGCGGTTGGCGGACCACCAAGACTCGTCGGTACAAGCGGCTGTTCTGCACCTCGTGCGGGGCTTGGTCCTCGGAAACTATCTCGGATAAGGAAGTCGTAGCGGGGGTGGTGAGTGTCTAACGAAAAGAGAGAACTGTTTGAGTTTAGCGTAACCTACGACCTGACCAAGAATGAAGATGGACGCATCACATGGGAGCACGGCAACGCAGAGGTCGTAGCTCATGATGAGCAAGACATCTTGCACCTCTTTAACGAAGAGTACCCCGGCTACGACATCGAGCTGACGAAGATTGTGAAGGGAGAATCTCTCGGGTTTGAAGAAGACGAGGATTGGTAGATGTACCTAGCTGTCCACGGTCGTATCGTAGAGGACGACGACTTCACAGAGTTCATCGCGGGGATGTATAACGGAGGACCGGGGTGTCA